TCGCGAATATTGCCTGCGCGAAGCATTTCCTGCAAGATTGCAATTTCAATTTCAAGACCAACCGCGTCGCCCGCTTTGACTTCACGCTCAACAGCAGCGATTTGATCGCTCATCATTTCGTGCATGGAAGCGGTCTTTGCCGTAGAGCCCTCGTCTTTAGCAAACCCCTTGTGCGCTTCATTTGCTTCGCGCAGGTTTGCAATCGCTTCAACAACGGCATCGTTGCCTTGGCGCGACATTTGACCAACGGGCTCGTTCGCTTGCGCTTCTTCCGCGCGGCGGTTCTCCACCAACATTTCCGCGACAGTGCGAGGTCGCGACGTAGGATCAACGGTTGTTGGCACAACTGGTTTGACTTGTGCTGCCGTTTCCGTTGGCGCAGCAACTTCGCGCGCGGGTTCGGAAGGCTTCTCAGATTCGCGCTCGGCAATGTGGATTGGGTACTTCCGATGGAACTCCTCGGGAGTCATCCGTGTTGCCTTGCCTTCTGATTCTCGCGCGGCGCCCGCAAACGCAATCGCTCCCAAAAAGCGGCTTTCAGTACGCGCCTGTTCCGCGGTTCGGCCTTCTCCAATCAGTTGCGCTTCGATCACATTGGCAACTTTTTCCGCGCTTTCCCTGTTTGCGTCGTCCTTGTTAATTGCCTCATTCACCTCATCGGCAAACTTTTCTACGTTCTCGTTGATCTCGGAAATGAAAGTCTTTAGGAACGCACTGCGCGCTGCCGATTCTCTCAACGTTCCAATTTCAGCCGACCAAGTCACATCTCCTAGAAGAAGACTGCCAAGCGGAGTCTTCTCAATGCGCGCCTTGAAATCAGCGGTCTTGACCTTGATGTAGCCGCCGCTTTCCGCCGTTCCGCTTGCGACGTCGTTGAATTGAGCCAATGCCCCAGGAATCACTTCATCAAGTTTTGCCATCGGGATTTTGAGCGTTGCCATCGCTCGTTGAATCCCCTCTTTGCTGATTAGGATGTCTTCAATAGGCGTGCCTGTCAGAGTGCCTTCCATCAATGACTGCGCATCTTCGGGAGAACGCACGGCAAGTTTGGAAGCCTTCTGAAGGATGCTTAAAGTCTCAAATCCTTCTGCTTGCTTTTCGGCAGCACGGATCCTAGATCGCTCACGTCCCAATTCCATAATTGGATTGTGTGCTGATGGCATCAGCACGTGCATGCCAACAGCGCCAGTTGCCATAAACTTGAAGTTGTTTACAGCAATATCAATGAGTTCTGCTCTTCCTTCGGGTGACGCTGATCGCATAGGAAGATTTGATGCGCGCCGCGCGTCTTCATTAGCCGCCTCAAACATGATCACCATTCCGCCAACAGAGCCAAGAGTTTTGGCTGTTGTCTTTGCGGTCTGCGCACTAATGCGCTTGACTGCTCCCTTCATTGATGGATCTGCAATTGCTGCTGCAAGTTTTTTAGCCAACAATTTGTCGGCAGCAGCCTTGGATGCTTCTGTTTCAAGGATCGAAGTTGCAATCTTTGGATACAGCACCTTCATCAATCCCACTTGAATGCCGCCAAGAGCCAAACCCCATGAGGCTGCTTTCCAACGTGCGACGTTAGGATCTACTCCTTCATCAATCATTCGGTTGTACATCATGCCCGCCGCTTGGCGAACCTGATCTTCAATCAGGGCTGCGGAGAACCCTGCCTTTGCACCAAGTTGCGCGCCTACAAGCGTCGTGACTGGGGTTGCCGCTTTCTGCCACGGCAAAGGCGATACGCCCATAGTCAAACCCGTGAGCCCTCCAACAATGGCGCCACCGCCCGCAGCAGGGACTGCTCTAGCAAATTGGTATGCCGTCTGCCCAAGCATGTTAAACACGGGAAGCCAACCCCCCTCATTCTCGGGGTCAAACGTTAGTTCCTGCGCATTCAATTGCGCGTTTCTATTTTCAAACGTTTGAGGGTCAGCCATTGACCACATTGTGGGATGCAAGGGCGACGGCCCAAACACTTGCATAGCACCCGATTCTGCGTGCTCGTAACCCGCAAAGCCATGCATGAAAGCGGTTGGGATTCCCGTAACTTGATGCCCAAACCAACTAAACCATCCCTCTTGCTCTTTGAGGTTGGCAAGGTCATCGTTTGCCACGCGCGCAAAGTCAGGGTCAGTGGCTAACTTTTCGGCAAGTACAGGCGCATTCTTTGGAAGATCCAACTTGGCAACTTCACGACCAAAAAGCCGACGCTGCGTTTGTTCCATGTTCTGAAGAACAAAGTCGTAACTCGTACCTGAATCGCGCGCTGCCTTTAAAGCCTTTGCAGCGGCGTCGGGGTTTTCGTTCGATGATCGCAATGCTGATTGGTAAACAGCGCCTCGCCGAATGTCCAACATTTCCTTGGCGGCTTCCGTTGCAGCCGCAGCGTTAAGTTTCTTTGATGGCGACGCAATTGCAATGGGCTCTTGAAGTGGCGCAATTGCAATTGGTTGTTCGGGTGGTGTTGGTGGAGCAGGCTCTAACTTATCCTTGCCCCGCATAATCTTTACCGTCGTTGCCAATGGATCAACGCGCGTTGGCACAATCGCGTCCGTCACCACTGGCATTCCGTTGCGGTTTACATCGGAACCAATGGTTCGATCCTGTGCATCAAGATTAGTTTGGAAAGCAATGGGAGTCATGGATAGAGTATTCCTCGTCGATTCAGATAATCAACAACTTCTTGATCTCTTGGTTGTCGGCCAAGAACGCCACGAAGTGCATTTCGCGCTTGTCCCTCTTCCATAGGGTCAATAAGAAAAACCTTCTTATCGTTCGCATCTAGTTCATACGCATTAAGCATTTGAGTTGCAGTTGCGGCGGAAAACGGCGTCTTTGTAGGAGAAGAAAACCACCACCAATTGTCGTTCAGACTAATTTGGTTGTTGACTCTTCGCTGAAAGATTGCGTCTTTTTCTTCCCAAGAAAGATCTCTACCCAAACGCGTTTGCAGCCCATCAATTTCTATCTTGATGTTGTCTTTCATCCTGAGAAGATTTTGTTTGTCAGCATCTCTTGCGTTAGTGTCTAGCCAGTAACCGTATCCGCCGTCCGTCAAGATTCTGTTGAAATGATCCGCATCCATCGTTGGAGCGCCATTAGTTGGATCTTTTTCGAGCGCCCTTCGCAATGACACGTAAGTTTCGCGCGTGATTTGATTTCGATGATCTTCCAAATACTCAGGAGTAAGAAGCGATGGGTTCACCGCAATTTCCCACATGACGTTGTCGTCATTCTTGGCGCGTTGACCACGCATGTAAAAGAATTGATCTCTTTGCGCAAGTGCTGCAAAGTCCTTTGCAGGAATGTCGTTTACAGACTTGTTTGGGTCTGAAACAATATCGTCTACGCGGTCGCGCAAATCTCGATATGCCTGAGTCTTAAACTCTTCGATCTGCGCATACTCTTGACCCATGCGCTGCTTGACAAACCTTCTCGTGTCGGAATCAGTGATGTTGTCATCAGCCCATTGAAACGCTTCAGGCTTTGTTCGTGGATCAGGAAACCCCTCAACCGTGGCACCCAACGAGCCATCCATAATTTGCTCGGTGTATGTTTCGACTTCTACGCGCATTTGGTCAGCAGCCAAGCCCCTAAGCAACTCGTCTGACACCTTAGAAGAAATGTGATCAAGGTTTTTTTGTTCTTGTACAAACTTGATCGCGGATGAATAGTCCTTGTTTAAAGCCAATTTCTCCGCGACGCCAATAGACGCTTGCGTCCATACTGCCTGCTCAAGAGCCTTCATTTGCGCGGAGTCTTCAGCAATACCGTTTAACCGACCGAACGTGTGAACTTCATCAAGAGCAACAATCATGTTCTCGTGAAAGAGTCCCTTTGGTTGTCCCGTTTCATCGTCAACTTCGTATCGGCTTTTCCATTCGCCAACCGCAAGGTCGGCAAAGTTGCTTGCTCGCGTCTTTGCCTCGTTTGAGGCGTAGACGGTGATCTCTTTGGTTCGGTGATTGTCCGCAGTCGCGGTGTTGTTCAGGTTATGACGGACGACTGCGTTTTGAATCATCTGTCTTTGCGTGTCGTTGTCCGCAGCGCCAATGGCTGAACTAGCAGCATCGTTTAGTTGACTGATCGTTTGTCCGTACCTATCTGCTGCGTCTTTGCCGTTGGTTGCAAAGTATCCGTTCTTGCCCTGCAAGATCGACATAGACGCCTTGAGGTAGTTCGTCTCAATCTCTTTCGATTTTGCTTCGTCGAACTCATTGAGCAACTTCAGACCAACGCTGGCAGTGGCGCCGCCAACATCCGTAATGGACTTGCCGAGCGCCGCCGTTTGACGAGCGCCAAAGTCTTGGATCGGCTGAACGGGCGTCGCTTGATACGGAGCCGCTGCGCCTGCTTCAGTTGCAATTTGCGGGACAAACGACGATGGTACGGTTGGCATGGTTGAGCCTTATGCGCGCCTTGAAAGGCGTTCTGACATCATGGTCTTGAGATACCAAGATCCGAGATCAGCGGTTCCTCCGAGAAGGCTTGATGCCCCTGCGGAAGTTGCACTGAGTGACCTTGCGCTTGCGCTCATGTTTCGCGACGACATGAACTCCATTGTTGATTGATTTGCGTAGTTCGTTCTTTGCGTACGAAGCGCCTGTTCCTCACGAACCGCGTTAGCGTCCATCGTGAGTTTGTCGATTTCTTTGATGATGTCCATGCTGCCGATTACCTCGGCGGCAGAACCAACTCCGCCCTCAATTCCCCTGCCTGCAATTGCCGTCTGCGCCGAAGCGCGAGCCTGCCCCGCTGCCATTGTGTATCGCCCAATTGCCTTCTGCGAAGCCTGCCTGCTTGTCTGAGCGGAGAACTCAGCGCCTCGCGCGTTGATTGCCGACATCTGCGCCGAGAACTTTAGGTTCTGCGCTTGTGCTCGCAATTCGCTCTTTTGATTCTCTGCTTGGTAGAACGAACCAACCGCGGAAGTCGCTGCGCCAAAGATGCCAATGAGAAGCCCTCCCATTGCCATCGATTTGAAATCGGCTGCGGAAGTGTTTGGCGCCATTGGCGGTGTCGCCTTTAATGACGACAAGTTAGCCGAACTAAACTGCGTAATAGAAGGGTAATTCATCCCATAGTAATTGCTTGGCATTGTTTACCTCATCCGCCAATGGCGGCTTCTAGCGTCAATCCGACAACGGTGAGTGGGAGCGGATCGCTTTGCCTGATGTAGATTTGCCCGCCGTTTGACCATGACGGTGTCAGCATTACAAGCACCTCTTCACTCTTTGGCGTCGGCGCTACGCCGTACGTTTCTGTGGTTCGCTGCTTGTATTCAACGAGGTGATCAGCGTCGGGCCCAATGAAGATGCCTGACGACTTTTCAACCTTGATCCAAGCCTTGTTGATGTTCTTCATGCGCCCTTGCCCGAATCCATCGACGTTCATCGTGAGCGGAAGCGTTTGGATGTCACTTTCAAACGGCAGACCAACCGTGATGTACGAAGCCGCTCGCGGAAGCGAGACAGTTCCCGACACCACAACTTGCTGCGGAACCACAGCGCCGTCGGCAAGAATGCTGACCGTCTTGCCTTCAAGGTGAGTCAGACCAGTAAAGGTGTCACGAGCAAACGTCCACAAACTCGTTGGGGTGTTGCGAAGAGCAACGGGAATTGTCCCATCAACCTTGACTTGCGCAACTGCCGTCGATGTGGTTCCGATGATCCTGCATCGGTACTGATTGCCCGCCGCATCGGAAATGACGATGGCGTCGTTCAAATCGGTGGCTACAGGAAACAGGAAAGTAGGAAAGACGCTACAGGTCAGGGTCAGCGTGTCGCTCGGCCCCCACGTCGTACCACCACTTAACGTCATCGTTCCAGTTACAATCGAACCGTTGTACTTCAGGCTGCTGTCAGTAAAGACCAAATTGGTAATACTGTTTGCTCGGCTTCCAAACCGCTCGACGTATCGAACGTCTGATCCGTTGACATTACGACAGACTACGACGTATACCGCGTCCTCAAACCCCTCTGCGACGGCGCAGCACGATTCAAACGTGCCTTCAGTGTCGTGCTGATGCCAAGCGCCAATTTCCTCTTCAGGAACATACGAAAGTCCAAGCAACTTGCCGTTGTTTGAAACGAACCACAGGATCTGCTGTGGGCTCTTGGCAAAGCACATGTCCACAATGTCAAAGTTGTCGAAGAGATGCGCCGCACGAAGCGATAGGTCGCCTGTGATGAAACCTTGTGATTGCCACGAGTATCCAAGTTCGCGCACGTGCCCGCCGCGGGATGAACAGTAAACAACGGTGTTGTTCACGATCTGAGGTTGAACCGTGTTTGCTCCGACGTACGACTGAGGTCGAACCGAGATAGTTGATGGCGTAATGACGTCGCTGCTTGATGGGCTTACGCGCCACTCCGCGGCGTTTGTCAGCAGCAGCAATTGCGTCAGCGGAACAACGTGCCGAATCGTGTTTGATTCGCGAGCCGACACACGAATCGCTACGCGATCAATGTCCGTCGTTGGGATCGAGTACGACATGTCCGACTCAGTTCCCGACCGAGTCAGCCACAGATATTGCGGATCGTTGTCTGTGCCTGCAAACACGCGGCGCTGCTCGTAGTACGAAACAGCCCCAGGATAGTTCCCCGTGGAACTAAACACCGTGTCGTAGATCGGCGGCGTGATTCCCATGTCGGGCGCAATGTTGTTGTCAGTAAACGAAAGTCCATCGGTCTGACCGATGTACCCGTACAAACCGCTCTGCCGCTTGTAGACGTTGTACCGTTGCGCGCCCGTCGTTCCCCAACTGATTGTGTTGTACGCGCCGTTGATGTACAGGTTGTTGATGACGTTAACTGGAACACTTGCTGCGCTTTCCGTACCGCCTGTTGATACCGATGTGACAACGTAATAGTTGTTGATGTCGGAGATACGGCTTCCAAATTGAACTCTGCCGCTGCTTCCTGTGTAAGCAGCAAAGTTTGCAAAAGTAACAATTGCTCCTGCGTCGTACGTCTTTAAAGAAAACGTACCTGCTCCAATGGTGTTAATGACATAGAAACCATCAGGGAACGTTGCGCCCGAACTTACTAGACATCCACTGACGTAAACACTGTCGCCAACAGCAAACTGATGCGTGGTTCCTGTAGTAATAGTAAATAGTAAAGGTGGCCCTGCTCCAATCGTAGCAATCGTTAACTGCTCGCCGCGAGTTGCGGCAATGGATGGTGCAGCAGGCGGGTTAACTGATGCTAAAAACGACACGTCGGTAAACGCCCAACGACTGGATGAATACCGTCGCAATTCAGCAGGCTTGTGAGCGGGGTGCACGAGCGTGATGATGTCTCCGCTCTGCACATAGTGAACGTCAAACAGTTCGCTATCGGTGTATGTAGTTGGAATCTCAAAGACCGTGCTATTTTGCAGATACCAATTCGTTGGGTCAACGTTTGGGGCTAAGAGTACAGGCGTAAGAGTTGTCTTGCAGTAGTAGGTGTTCCCTGCAAACGTGTACATGCGTCCAACAACACTGTTTCCACCCACCAATATTGGGGTTGCCGCGGTGTTCAGCAGCGTCTGCGCGCTTGTGTGTAATCGAATGTAGTTCACGCCAAGTTCGATGACCATCGTCTGACTCATCGAGTACGTAAACGGGATCAGGCGCGCGCGTACCGATCCCTTTGTTTCTCGTACGAAGACAGTGCCTGTTCGATTCTGCGCGGGGCCTTGCGGCAGCGCAATAAAGTTCCGCAGGTAAGTAGCGCCAGTTGAATAGCGGTGGTCGTCGATGCGCCCGTACATGTTCGGCGAAATCTCGCCGCCTGAGAACGAACGATGGTAGTCGCGGGTACTCGCCATGATTTATCGCCCCGAAGTCCAAGGAACAACATGCTCGGGCTTGATGTTTCTTTGCAGTGAGTCAGATTCCTGCGCTTCCTTCAGATACGTCATCATCATCTGAAGGCAACGCTTTGCTTCTGTAGAGCCTGCTTCGCCCTTAATCACTGGCCCCGCAAGCATCGACGCAAGGTGCCACGCCAACGTCATCGTAAAGAGCGGGCTGAACATGTTGGTGTCGAGCACGTGCGCCGTGTATCGCAGCACAGCGTTCTCTTGATTCGTGTACAGAACCTGAGATCCATCCGCTTGAGTCTCGACCGCATATGGCTGCGGGATGTATCGACCCGTCTGAATCATCGGGCTGTAGTTGTGCGCGTATACGGGCGCGTCGGTCGGTACAAACTTGACTGAGTAGTCGTCCGCCACGTCGGGCGGGATTACGGCGATCAGATTGATCGCGTCGCTCGGAACAAGGTACGCAAACGACCATGTCGATGAATTGTTTGCGGCAAGCGCAATTGCAATTCGTCGCATTGAGAAGTTCCAAAGGTGCATTTCAAGCAGCGTGTCCCGCGCAATCGGATAGAACCGATGGCAATGGTCTGCCTGAGCCGAACCTTCGGGAGGATCAATGCTCGACAGCGATGCCGTATCACCAAGGTAGGCGAGCGCAAGATTGCAGATATCAACTTCGGATGCCATTGTTCCTCCATTGCAGCAGGGGGCGAGCCGTTGTTACGACTCGCCCCCTCCTGATTTGCCTCGGATGTGATCACTCTTCGTCGGAAGCGTTGTCCCGTTGCTTGCGCTTTGCCTTCGGAGATTCCTCCTCGACGGCGTGCAGAATGGTGTCGGGGATGCCGTTGTACTCAAAGACTTCGCCTTCCTCGCGGATGGTGTTGCCGATATAGCACTTGGCTGTAGCGCGTACCTTCATTGAGAGATCCTCCTTGGATTAAGTGACCGTGAAACCCGAACCGTAGAACTTCTGAGAGTCGTAGATATCGGTCACGATGTCAACATACACCTTGCCTTGTCCCATCGCAGTTGTAGTACCGTTGGTGTACCTAATTTGAAGGTAACGGTAGGTAGTGCCAAGAGAGCGAAGTCGCGGATTGATGCGCGCCACAAAATTGCGACCCGCAACACCGAGGTCGCCCGTAACAGCAGTCGTTGTAAGAACGCCGAACGTGCCAACCACGATAGCATTAGTGGCGGCAAGATCGTCAGACATGATGACATCGATGGTGACGCCATTGCCTAGTGTCGTGTTTGTTGCAACGGTAAGGACGGCAAACAAATCCTCGCCCTCGCCAATATCGCGCATCTGAGTAGTGGTGGTTCCACCCGATACGTTGGTTGGGTTGCGAAGATCCAACGCGTTTTCTGAGTAGTAGACAGTGGTAGCGGTGAGTGTCAGCGTTTGCGGAGTGTCAACTCCTGCAACCAGTGTTCCACTAAGACGAGTGAGTTGGTCATTAATCATGTGTGTATTCCCTTTCGTCGTTTAGGAAACGACTGCTTCAGTGTTGAGGATGGCATCAACGCGACGGAGAGGCACGCCAAGGAACGATAGCCACGAGTATGGCATTCCGAACTGCGACAGACCTTCGTTGACCTTGAGAACGTACTGGCTCTTGTCGAGAGCCATGATGCTCAGTCCGCTGTGGACTGTGCGGTTCATGTAGAAACACGCCTTGCCCATGCTCATGTTTGGAACACGGTAGAGAGCGCGCGCCATCAACTTGATGAGCGCGGTGCTTGCGGTGGACGCCTGTCCACCCGACTGAGCAAGCAGAAGGCTTGGCTCAATGTTGCAGATACGGACGACGTAGCGCCAATCCTTGACGACAAGCCCGTTCTTCCACTGATATCGGGTTGCGTACGCCTGAAGACGAGTGCCGTCCGAGTTGTACACAGTCTGCTCGCCGAGATCCTCGTGAATCAGACCTGCCTTGCTTCCCTTCGGGAACGGGCAGTACACGGTGTTGTCGCCCCACACGCAGAGGTAGACCGAAGTCTGCGACGTAGCAGTGCTACCGCCTGCGCTGAGAACGTTCTGCGAGTTGCCTGCGCCCGTCAACGCCGAGTAGCGCGTTGCAAGGCCGAGGAACTGCTTTGCGTCAGTGGCAGGGTTGCCGTAGAACATCGTGTTTGCTTGAGTCTGATTCATTGCCTCAAGGAACGCGGTGTCCTCGGACAAGCGGAACTGAGCGGTGTTGCCGTTCAGCATCGCAAGATCCTTGTCCACCTCAGAACGGGCTTCAAGGATGCCGCAAGCCTCATCGACCTGTGCGGTCGTGCTCTTGCTGCTCGGGATACCTTGATTGAGCGCGCGCCAGTACACGGTCGGAAGACCCGTGCGAATGACGACTCGCTCGCCCGTTGGAAGGTTGCCCTCCTTGAAGACAGCGTCCTCAAGGATTTCGTTGCTCTGCGAGAGAAGTTCGGCGACGATTGGAATGCGACCATCGGGATCGCAACGCTTCGCCCAATCGGCGAGCGTCAGATTATTGGTTGAAAGTGCGGTTGTTGCCATGTGCCTTAAATCCTTGTACTAGGTGTGAAATCAAGTGTTGTACATTGCCGCTGCCTGCGAATTGAAGTCGCGCGGAGCACCCTTTGATGGGGTTGACCCGTTTGACGATCCGACGAAGCGGTCTTCTGAAATGGACTGTCCTGCTCGAAACATGAACCGAACAAGTTCGGGATGGTTTCCAAGACCTGACTCGTTAAGCAGTGTGCGCAATTCAGGGGTGCCGAACGAGTCCAGCGCCCTCTTTGCGGTTACAAGGTTTTCGTTGAGTTTGTCACCACCGAACTCCTTGTCTGACCGCGACGACTCCGTCCACTGAGAACGGATAGCCTCCAGTTGTGCAGCCTGACGTTCCGCCATCTTTGGCGCAACGCGGTCGAGCACCTTCTGCGCAGATTCTTGCGATAGGTTGAGTTCCTTGGCAACTTCCGAGAATGATCCAATCACCTCGGCGTCGAATTGTCGGCCTTCAGGGGCTTTAAACTCGTACTTCTCAGGAGCGTTGTTTGACGTCTCCGTCTTGTTGCCATCGGACTCCGCATTACGTGCGGCATCTGCCGACGCCTGCGTCTGATCGCCTGAACCCTTCTGCTGATTGCCGTACAACGCCTCAGCCGTCGCTGCGGGGATGCCCGACATTGGACTAGATGGGTTGCCGCTTGTTGTTGTCGCGGCGTCACTCATCGTTGTTTGTTCGTTCATTCATCGATTCCTTTATCATCAAGGGGTATTGTTCTGAGCAGAGCGCGTGCACCATCGCCATTAGTCGAAGCCCGTAGTTCCTGTTCCCTTCAGCAAACGCCATCTGCATGGAGTTCGTGTTGAAGGTTGAGCGGAACACGCCTGCTTGATCTAAGAGTCGCCACACAATGCGGCGACCACGCTTGTTTGCCATCAGCCATTTGACATCAGACTCCTCTGCCTCACGCAACAACCGCAACTGCATGTCCTTGTCGGACTTGCCGCGTTCTTGCGCCTTGAGGTCAAGAGGGTCGTAGTTGCTCATTCAACCGTTACGTCGTAGTAGTTCAAAGTGATCCACAGATCAGCAACTGGTGACGCCGCAAAGTTTGCAATCAAGGTCGCCGTCAGCGTTGTGTCTGCTGTTGCGTAGTTCACAGACGTAATAGTTGTAGTTGTGTTTGCACTCGTTCCATGACCGCTCATTGCTCCTGTGGTGGTGACAACTTGCGTCGGGCCGTTTGCCCGAATGACCTTGCTGAGCATCAAGCAGCCCGTGCCGCTAAATGTTTGGGTGTAAATAGTGCCGCCCGCGTAAGTCACCGTAAACGTTCCAACTGCTCCTGATGGGTTGGAAACAAGGAAGTTGCTTTCCAATCGACCCGTGCGCGTCAGTGTTCCCGCAGGGATAGTGACGGTAGCAAGCGTCGCCGTGCCGCCTGAGCCCGCGCTGCCTTGACAGACAACAGCAAGCGCAGTTCCGTAGAAACTTGCTGCGGTGTGCGCTCCTGATCCTGCAAGCGTAAACACAATCGGCGTTCCGCCCGCGGTTGCAGAGATCTGCAAGGTGTTTGCATCAACAACTTTCACCACGTAGTAAGTTGTGGCAGTTGCAAGCGAGGCAGGAAGCGTTCCTGCGGTCGTGAATCGGATTGCATCTCCGACCAGTAGACCGTGTGCAGTCCAAGTCAACGACGTTGACACGGGGTACATCGTGAACGTGCCCGAGCCATCACTGCCTGTGGCAGTAGTCTGATAGACCTCGGGGCCGCCCGCACTTGTCGAGATCGTAAACCGATCCGACGCAGTTCCTGCCGTGAGATGTTGAATCACCCTGCTGACGTAGTAGGTCGTTGTAGCGGCAAGCGGCGACGGGAACGATGTTCCTGCCGTGAACTGCATTGCATCGCCGACGGAAAGCCCGTGCGAAGCCTTGATGACAGTCATCGGCGCGCCGTTTGTCGGCGAAGCGGTGACCTGACCCGAGATCTTATTGTCGGCGCCGAACGTCACGACGCTGCCTGCGCTTCCCATAGTTGCCGTGCCACTGTTGTACCGCACGTTCACGGTAATCTTTGCAGTGGTATCGATTGCGGTAATCACGGCAGGGGCTGCTGTTCCTCCTGTCCATGTCAGGTACACCGACCTACCAACAGCAAGACCCGACGTCAAGCCATGCACGTTTGTAGTGACAATGCGCAGTAAGCCCGCACTTGTTTCCCACGTCACTGCTCCCGTCAATGACGGAAAGGTCAAAGTCAGTGGTTCAGTTGAATTGAATCCAAGCGGGTACAACCGTTGCACGCCCGTTGAACTTACAACGCCCGCAATGATGTTCGATGAGTCGTCAACGAGGAAAGGGCTGTTCTGTGCAAATGATTTCATGTTGTTTGCTCAATAGAGGGCGGTCAGAAGAGTTGCCGTAGTGCCAGTAGCGTTGACGCGAGTTGCACGGATCGGAAGAAGTGTCCCTGCGGCAATGCCCGAGAACAAAACTACGTCGCCGTTTGACATGACTGCCGTAACGGTGCCCGCTCCTCCAACCCAAATTGCCCTGCACATCGCAGGCATGCTGACAGTGTCACTCGGCGCATGAGCAACAGCAAACGAGTAACTGTTAATCGTGTCGGACGCGGTAAAGCCTGTCGGGAGTGCCATCGTTTGTTCCTTAGGAAAGTCGGGTCAACTTAAACAACGCGCTTGACAACAAAGAAGAGATGTTGTCCACCTCGTTCTGAATGTGAGATTCGGTGCCCATCGCAGTGCGAGCAGTTTCAATGTACTCGTACAGCGCACGCACCTCCGCAACGCAATCGGGGTTCATCGTCACGGTTCCGCCCTTGAACATAAGCGGAGTACCCGTGCAACCAATGTACGACTCGGCAAGAGAATCGACCGCCTCAGTCAAATCTTCGTACACGCCGAGCGCGGTGTGCTTCGCGAACGATCCCGCGCCCGTCACCATCAAGTGATGCATGTGAATCGCAGTAGCACCGTTCAACAAGCGCGCAATAAACTCGCTCGCAGCGCCCGCGTCGCCCTTGTCGGAATCGTAGAGCAGAGAAGCCATAGGTGATTTCGATGCAACTACTGACATTTCAAATCTCCGTTGCTGATGGTGATCCGTAACCCGAGAATTGATTCATAATGTCGGAAAGAGCGTTCGGTTGCCCTGCTCCTGTCGGAGCCTGCGCAAGATTCTTGACCGTCTGCGAAGTTTGCTGCATTGCCGCAGCCTGAGCCTGAGCAGCCTGAGCCTGCGCCCGCGCAGTACGGATCAATGCAACCTGCTTGCCGCCGATGATCAGGTTCGGATCAACTCCAAGCATGTCGCTGTAAGCGTCAGCCCACTGATCAGAATCGAACTTGTCGAGCACGTCAGGCTTGAACTGCGCGACCGCACCGATCGAACCAACAAACCGATCAATGCCGTTGGTGCCAATTGCGCGCTGCGCCTGCGCCAACATGCTCACAAACTCGATCGACAGATCCATTCCCTGCAACTCTTCAGGTGCAGGCGGCAAAATGCCTGCCTCAACCATGTGTTGAAAGGTGATGTCCACGAGCGGCTCAAGCAATTCGTTGTGGATACGCTCAATGACAGGGCCGAGCATCAGCAACTTCTCCTCGTGACGCTCTGCAACCTCAGTCGCAGTCATTCGAGTATCAGTCGCATTCGCAAGCAGCAAGAACAAGTCAGCGTAGAACGCACCGCGCACACGGTCGCGGCAATCCTGAATGTCCATCAGCAAGTGCTCAAGGTTCAAGTTCACATCGAACGCAGTGCGGATAGGCGCCGTAGCGCCATCAACAAAGGTGATACCCCCAGGAAGTGTGTCGATGTCGCGGTTCTTGTACGCGGTCGGCACTTGCAGAGGCGGCTTCGTTTGATAGTCGATGACCTGAGCCTTGCGCAA